CCCGGACGAGCCGCGAGGCTGATGGGCTGACGAGCCGGGGCATCGTCCAGCTTCGCTACGAGCTGGCCCCCCTTACCTAGAGACACCGCCTCGCGCGGATCACACAGGCCCCCTTTGCGGGGCCATTTGCTATGGAGCAATGACATGGCCCAAGTGGACGTGATCAGCGGCGAGAAGCTACTGATCCAGATTGGCAACGGCGCGACGCCGGAGGTTTTCGCGCATCCCTGCCTGATCAACACGGATCGGGGGATCACGTTCTCCTCGACCACGACGACCGACATCATCCCCGACTGTTCGGACCCGGCGGCCCCGGCGTGGCAGCAGACCGAAAAGGATGGCCTGTCGGCGCAGATCAGCGGCTCCGGTATGCTGGACGTGGCCTCGATAGACGACTTCTATGACTGGTTCATCTCGGAAGACCCGAAGAACGTCAAAGTCCGCGTCGATAAGACCGGCGGCTCGACCTGGACCGGCTCCTTCCATCTGACCGAGTTCGCCATTCAGGGCACTCGTAAGCAAAAGGCCACGGTTTCGATCACTCTGGTGTCGAACGGCCCCGTGACCCGCGCGAACAACGCCTGATGAGCCGGGCCGCGCGTTTCACCGGGGTTTTCGGTGACGGGAAGCACGAGTTCGCCCTGAATATTGGCGAACTTGAGGAGCTCCAGGAGAAGTGCGACGCCGGGCCGGAGGAGATCATGGCCCGCGTGATTGGCGGGACGTGGCGACTGTCGGACATCCGCGAGACGCTGCGGCTGGGGCTCAAGGGTGCTGGCCTGGCTCCTGACCGCGCGCTGGTGCTGATCGAACGTTACGCCGGGCCGGGCCAGCTTGCGGCTTTGAAGCCTCTGGTGGTCAACGTTCTGGGGGCGGCGCTTGTCGGGGCTCCTGACGAGGACGAACGCGCGGGGGAGCTGGTGGCGGGGGCGGCGATGACCTCCCCCGCCGAAAGCTGAGATTTTCGCGCTTCTATGAGATCGGCGGCGCTCTGGGTATAGCGCCAAACGAGGTTGCCAGAACGTCTATCTGGCGCTTGATGCAGGCTTATCGCGGCTGGCGGCGGGCGCAGGGGGCCGAGGACAAGCCGGCGGCCCCGAGCGAGGACGAGTTTGAGGTTGCCGTCCTTCGTGCTATAGAGGCTGAATGAAAAAGGTCGTTCTTGCCGTTGGATGGTTTTTCGTCGTCGCGGGCTTCGCTCAGATGTATCAGGCGGGCCAGATGGTTGTGTCCCTGCCGGTTGATCCATCTGTCGCAAATATGGACTTGGTGGCGCAGCGAGAGATCATTTTTGACGCCGGCGGTTACAGCCTTCTGGTCGGCGTGATCGTGCTGGCGGCCTCGTATGTGGCAAGCGCAATCGACCGGCTTGGTCTGCGTCTGGATCGGCCCGAGTAAGCATCCGGGCCGCCCGGCCTGATCGCAAAAAGCAGAAGACGGGGGGCGGCTCTAGCGGGCCGCCCTTAGCTATTGAGGTGGGCGGATGACGACTGAGATCGACCGCCTGCTGGTTCGCGTTGAGGCCAACGCCCAGCAGTTCGAGGCGGCGATGCGCAAGCTGAACCGCACCCTGTACGGCACCCAGGCCGAGACCCGAAAGACGCTGGACCGGATCAAGCGCGATTTTGACCGCGCCGGTCAGGAGATGGCGCAGTCTTTCCAGCCCGTGCAGGCGGCGGCGCAGTTGGCCTTTGCCGGGATCACGGCCTACTCGATCCGCGCTGCGGGCGACGCGGCGGAGATCCGCAACGCCTTCGACGTGGCGTTCGGGGCGACCTCTGACAGCGCGCGCGAGTTTGCGGACACGCTGTCGGATCGCGTCGGACGTTCGACCACGCAGGTTCAGCAGCAGATGACCCAGCTTCGTCTGGTTCTGGATGGCTTGGGGTTGAGCGGCGAACAAGCCGACCGCGTGGTCCGGTCGCTGAGTGAGCGAGCCATTGACATCGGGTCGCTGTTTAACGTGCAGGACGCAGACGCCTTCCGGGCCATCATCTCGGGCATTTCCGGCGAAACCGAGCCGATGAAGCGGTTTGGGGTTGTCGTCAACCAAGCCGCTGTCGAGGCCGAGCTTCTTCGGCTTGGGTTTCAGGGCTCCGCAGCGGACGCCAGCGAGGCGGCCAAGGCCATCGCCCGCACGAACATCATTCTGGAGCGGACAGCGGTCGCTAACGGTGACGCGGCCCGGACGGCGGAGTCCACGAACAACCAGTTCAAGCGGGCGCGGTCGGAGTTCTACGAGGCGGCCATCGTGCTGGGGAACCAGCTTCTCCCGGCGGTCACGGACCTGACGAAAGCGGCCTCGGATGCGCTGGAGGCGTTCACCGAACTGCCGGAGGGCGTGCAGATTGCCGGTCTGGCCATGCTGGGGCTGGCGGCTGCGGCGGGGCCGATTGCGGCGGTTGTGACCGGGCTGGCGCGCGTTGTGACATGGGCCGGTCGGGCGCGAGCGGCGCTGGTCGGCGTGGCCGGAGCTTCGGGCGCTGCTGGCGCTGCGGGTGCGGCGGGCGCGGCCGGATTGGCGTCGCGCGTTCTTCCCGCCGTAGGCATCGGCGCGGGTCTGGCGGGAGGGCTGGGCAGCTTTGCCCCCGCACCCGACGCGCCGACTGATGCGGAGATGCTGGCGTTCCGACGCGGCCAGCTCGAAAACCAGATCAGGCGCAACGCGGGCGAACAGGTTATCACGGCGACACGCCGGGAAATCGCGGCGCTGGAAGCCCGGATCGCGCAATCGCAGCAGCTTCGCGCGGACCTTCAGAACATCGCCGCAGCGGCTGACGAGGTTGACCCCGTTGCGGGCTTCGGCGGTTTCAGCCTCGACGGGGCTGGCGGGGCTGGTGCGGGTCGCGGCGGTCGGCGTGGCGGGCGGTCCAGCGACGCGGAGGAACGCCGTCTGGAGCGCGAGCGCGAACAGCTCGCCATCGCGGAGAAGGAAAAGATCGTCGCCGCCGAGCAGCTGGTTATCGAGGCCCAGCTGGCGGCGCTGGCAAAGGCCAAGGAGGAGGCTGACCGCGAGGGGCTTCGTCTTCGTGAGGCCCAGCTGGCGGCAGCGGAAAAGCTGAAGGACGAGGACGCCCGCCAGGTTGATGAGTTACAGCGCGCCCGCGAGTCGTTCCGCGACGACTTCGTCAACGGCATCCGCGCGGCCATCGACGGCGACCTTGGCCGGGCCTTTGAGGGTCTGGCGGATCGGTTCACGAACCGGCTTCTGGAGCAGGCTGCGGACGGCCTGTTTGACGTGATTTTCGGCGGACGTGGTGGCGGCAAGGGCGGCGGGGGCAACCTGCTGACGTCGGCGTTCTCCAGCCTGTTCGGCGGCGGGCGGGCGATGGGCGGGCCGGTGAAGGCCGGGATGATCTACCGGGTGAACGAGAACACCCCGAACAGCGAGTTCTTTGCGCCGGGCGTCAGCGGCTCGATCATCCCGCGCCTCAAGGGTATGTCGATCCCGCAAGGTGGCGGGCGTCAGGTGATGGAGCACCGGATTACGGTCACGCCGGAGCGGGATAGCTTCATCCGTCTGTCGGCGGACACGGCGACGCCCATTGCGGCGCAGGCGGGTCAGGCGGCGTTCGGTGGGGCGCGTCAGGCTGTCCCGGCTGATCTGGCCCGGCGCGATACTTACCGGAGGGGCTGATGGCGATTACCCTGGGGGCGCTTCCCCGCCTGACGACCTACTCCATGCGGGTGGTGTCGGCCGCTAATGACCTGCGCCCGGCGTTCGGTGGTCCGGTTCAGCGTCTGGCGCGCAAGGGCTCGCGCTTTGCCCTTGACGTGACGGTTCCGGCCATGTCGGCCACGGGCTGCGGGATTGCGCTGATTGCCGATCTGGTCCGGGGCGAGACGGAAACCATCGTCGCCCCTGTGCCGGACTATGTGCCGGGCGGGCTCTACGGAACCCCGCTAGTCAACGGCGCAGGGCAGTTGGGGTCCAGTCTGGTGGTCGATGGCCTCCCGGCTAACGCCGTGGTGGCCAAGGGCAAGTTCCTGTCGGTCATTATCGGCGGGCGTCGTTATCTGCACATGGTGACGGCGCAGACGACGGCGAACGGATCGGGTCAAGCGACCTTGCCGATCTGGCCCATGCTTAGGGTGGCGACGACGGACAACGCGGTTGTAGAGCTTGCGACCCCGATGATTGAGGGCTTCGTCGCGCCGGGTCAGGACTGGTCCATTAGCCGCCTTCGCGCGGTCGGGGTTGAGTTCACGGTCGAGGAGCGAGCCTGATGGATACCGCCCTTGTCTCGGCGCTACAGGCCCCGGCTCCCACGGTCTGCTGGCTTGTGGAGCTTGCCCTGCCATCGGGGACTGTGCGGCTCACGGATGCGGGCGAGGTGGCCTATGGCGGCCACGTCTATCGCGGCGACCATCCGACGATGGGCGCGCTGGGTTCGGTTTCGGGCCTGAGGGACGGCGCGGCGAGCACGACCACGCGCGTTGACCTGGTGGTCCTGCCCCGGTCTGATCAGGCGGCGGCGGACCTGACTGCCCCGATGGCTCAAGGCGCGCGCGTCCGGGTCTGGTTCGGTGCTGTGAGCCCCGCGACCGGGGCGCTGATCGGCGAACCGGAGCTGAAGTTCGACGGCGAGCTGGACAAGGCGGCGTTCACGGTCGGGGCGACCTGGTCGGTCACGGTCCAGTGCGGGACACAGGCCGAGCGCCAGCTGGAGCCCAACGAGGACTGGCGGCTGAACCACCCGTTCCACTCGGCGATCTGGACCGGTGAAACCGGCCTGACCTACGTCACCAACGTGGCGAAGAAGATCTATTGGCGCATGGAGAGCCCGAACGGCTCGATCATCTTCGGATCAGGATCGCGGAGCGGCGGCGCGATCCGATAGCCCTGACTTTTATTCTTAACCCTCCGGAATTTCCGGACCCTTGAATGGAGCGACATCATGGCATTCCAGTTTTCTGCGGCTGCGCGCAATGCGGCTATTGACGCGATAGAGACGGCCGCAGGGACCGGTCCAACGCTTGAAATCCGCTCCGGAGCGGCCCCCGCCACCTGCGCGACTGCCGACAGCGGCACGGTATTGGCAACGCTCGCCCTGCCGTCCGACTGGCTTGCTGCCGCGTCTGGCGGCTCAAAGACCATCTCCGGCACGTGGCAGGATTTGTCCGCTGACGCCACCGGAACGGCGGGGCATTTCCGCGTAAAGCAGGGGGCAACCTGTCACATTCAGGGCAGCATCACCGCCACCGGCGGCGGCGGGGATATGACCCTGGACAACACCTCCATCGCGGTCGGCCAGCAAGTGACCGTGACGGCCTTTACCCTGACGGCTGGCGGGGCGTGAGGTGGTCTCCCCAAGCGAAGCTCTTGCGGCGAAGGTTTCCGCCCCTCCATTGGCGGATCTACCCGACTGGCGGGTCGCCGAGGTGCTCAACGCCCCTGATCTGTCCCTTCCGCCGGTCGTCACGCTGGAGCAGACCCTGCTCGGCCTGGCGGGCGTCATGACGACCCTCGGTCCCGAGCGGGGCGCGGCTGTTTTATCCGCCATTGAGACCGCCGCCGCCAGCGATGAGGTCATGCGCTGGGTCTTGTACATCCTCAAGAATCGCGGGGTGGACACAGGGCACGTCTTCGTCCGCGACGGACTGGATAATCTCGCCGCCGCCTCTGTGATGACCGTGGCGGAGGCCGAGGCCCTCAAGGCGACGGCGGAGCGCCAACGCTTTCCGTCCTGGGCGGAACACAACGGCGTCGAAGTGACCGCCCGCAGCGTCGGGCTCGCGCGCGGCGCAAGGGAGTAGTCGGATGGCAATTGCAAAATGGGAGGCCCCATCGGCGCGCTCCGGTAATCTGGCGGGCACGACGCTCAATTCGCTGGCCAACGGGTCAGAGTCGTCTGCGGTCACCTACGACAACAGCGCCAACCGTGATCTTTACGGTTTGGTGGCGATCAAGCTGGGAAGCATCACGCCCGCCACCGGCGGGTCCGTCACCCTGCGGGTCACACTGAACGACGGAACCGACACTGCTGATCGCATCGGCGGCGACCTGTATGTCGTGCCCTTGACCAGCGGCGCATCGGCCAAGGTCGCCATGGTGAATATGGTCCGGCTCTACCCGTACTCGATGCGGTTCAGTGTCGTTAACAGCGCCGGAGTTGCTTTGGCGGCGACGGGCAATGAACTCTTCGTCCGTCCCTGGAATGAGGACGTTACCTAAATGCCGCGCGGGGTCAGTCGATACGACGAGGCGCAACTTCAGCAGCGGCTCTGGACGCCTGATCTGCTGCGGCCTGCGCTGTGGTTGGATGCTGCCGATCAGTCCACCATCACAGTGGCCACGGGCGTCAGTGAGTGGCGTGACAAAAGCGGCAACAATCGGCATTTCACGCAGTCAGTCGCGGCGAGCCAGCCAGCGTACAACCGAGACGGCATCAACGGTCTCGCGAGCATCCGGTTCGACGGCACCGCAAAAGCACTACAAAGAACACCCGAAGCTTGGGCATTTCAATATCCAGTAACGGCATTCATCGTATTCAGGGCAGCAGCATTTAACGGGGGATACAACGCGTTGTTTGAGTTTTACACCATAGCCGGTCAAGCCACTGCCGGATGGGGTGACCTCATCAACCCAAGCTCGCGGTCTGCGATTTATGCAACAAACACTGCGGGATCACAGAACAACTATGACGGCACCGGCGGGTTGACTTACGTTACAAATCGAACCTACATCTTCACAGGTACACATCAGAACAACTCGCTAGCTGGGTTCCAGAACAGCAGACCAGACGGTAGTAACTCCGGTACTTACACTCTCCGGACCAATCTGGGAACTTCGCCGCTCTGCATAGGCTCATCGCCCCTGTTCAGCCGATACACGAACTGGCAAATCGGTGAAGTGATCATCACCAATAATGCGGCGCTATCAACATCCGATCGCCTGGAGGTTGAGGGGTATCTCGCTTGGAAATGGGGCATTGCCGCTGACGTGGTGACGAGCAGCCCGTTCGTGAACCGCCCACCACTGATCGGAGACTGACATGGCGCTAAGGGTCAGGCTCCCTGCCCTGACCGGAGGTGCGCCGCCTCCGGCGACTGTCACCGCCCAGGCGGCGGGCGACCTGCCCCTGTTCGGCTCGGCGTCCGGCACGGTCGGCGGCGGTCTGTCGCCGGTCTTCGGGGCGGCGACCGGCCAGCTGGGCCTGGCGGGCGCGGCCTCCGGCCAGGTGCGCCTGACCGGGGCGGCCGGCGGTGCGCTCGATCTGGGCGGCCAGGCGGCGGGGGCGGTGCGCCTCACCGCCCAGGCGGCGGGTTTGCTGGACCTGACTGGCGCTTCGGCGGGTGCGGTTCGGGTTTCCGGTCAGGCCGCCGGGGCGCTCAGCCTCGCGGGCGCGGCGGCTGGCCTCGTAATCTCCGGCCTTTCCGCACAGGCCTCGGGCGACCTGCCGTTGACTGGCGCGTCCGGCGCGCTGGTGCGGATCACCGGGGTTTCGGGCGGCGCACTGGACCTGTCCGGCCTGTCTGCTGGCGGAGTGCGCGTCGCCGCTCAGGCGGCTGGAACGCTGGCCCTTACCGGGTCGGCGACCCTCCAGGCTCTGGCGGCGGGCGGGGCTCAGGCGGCGGGCCAGCTGGCCCTCGCCGGGTCGTCTTCGGCGAGCTTGCGCGTCAGCGGCGCGGTTTCCGGCACGCTGCCGCTCTCGGGTTCCGCAGCGGCGTTCAGCCGCGTGGCCGCTGCTGTGGACGGCGTTCTGCCGATCACCGGCTCGGCCAGCGCTGCCAGTGCCATTAACGCCGCCGCCGCGTCGGTGTTCGTCATTACGGGGGCCGCCGTCGTCGCAATCGGTTCCGTCTCCGCCCGCCGCGCCACCCGTCCGGAGCGCAGCGCCAACCGCGCTCTCATAATGGGGAGCGGCAACCGCGTGGTCATATCCAAGCTCGGCAACAGGGCCTGACATGAACGATTTTCTGCTGAAGCGCGGCGACACCAGTCCCGCGATCCTGGGCTCGCTCGTCGGCGGCGACGGGTCGGTTGTTTCGATAACAGGCGCGAGCGTGAGGTTTCACATGGCTCGGGACACAAACGGCGAAGTGGTAGTGGACGCCCCCGCCGCTGTGGTTGACGACGCCGCCGGTCAGGTTCGGTACGATTGGCAGCCTGCCGACACCGTGGCGGCCGGAAGATTCAGGGCTGAGTTCGAGGTGACTTATTCTGACGGGACGGTTGAGACCTTCCCGAACGATGGCGACCTGCAAATCCTGATCCGCGACGATCTGGCCTGACGCCCCGCGAACCCGGTTCGCCCCCTCGATCACCTTCCGACAGGGCCTGCACATGCATCCGATGATACGGCGGCGTGAGGCCGTCGAGGCGACCGTTCAGCGGTTCGTCGGCAAAGCCTATGCGCCCGGCGTGCATGACTGCGCCCGGCTTGCGGCGTTCACCCTGCGCCAGATGGGCCACAAGGTGCCGTTGCTGAAGGGCGCGCGCTACCGAACCGAGGCGGGTGGGCTCAAGGCCTTGCGCCGTCTCGGGTTCTCGGACCTCGCCGAAGCCGTCGATGCTCTGGGCCTTGTGCGGATTGCACCAGCCTCGGCCCTGCCGGGGGATATTGTCGCGCTGGATGTAGAGGGGGCGACCGGCTTCGGCTGCGCCCTGACTGTCGCCTGCGGCAATGGTCGCGTCCTCGGGTTCATGGGCGGGGTCTGCGCCCCGCTTGAGCCTGCCGCCTTCGTCGCCGCCTGGAGGGTTTAATGCCGCAGGTAGCAGCCGCCGTCGCCAGCGCCATAACCTATGTCAGCAGCGCCAGCGCCGCCGTGACTGCGGGCTCTGCGACGCTCGCGCAAACCCTGACGGTGGCGGCGGTGAACATCGCCACGT